CCGCGCCGTGCTGCGCCTGGAGCGTGGCGGGGGCGCCGACTTTTTCAAGGCGCACAGCGTATCAATTGAGCAATTCACCACGGGCCGCGCCGTGCACTTGCTGGATTGCGTGCGACTGGTCAAAGAACCGCGCCTATACGGTGCGGTTTTGCTGTATCTACTCGACGCCTTGTCGCGCCAGTTGCCCGAGGTTGGCGACCGTGATTTGCCCGTGCTGGCGTTGTTCCTGGATGAAGCGCATTTGATTTTCAGCGACTGCCCGCCCGACGTGCTGCGCGCCGTTGAACAGACGGTGCGGCTTATTCGGTCGAAGGGCGTAGGCGTCTACTTTGCCAGCCAGTCACCCGCCGACATTCCCGACGGTGTAGCGCGGCAATTGCACCTGCGCATACAGCACGCCTTGCGAGCGGTGACCCCGCGTGACCGTGGCCTATTGCGCGCCGCTGCCGATAGCATGCCGCCGGGCGACGGGTTCAAGGTGGCCGATGCGATTGAAGCGCTGCCGCCTGGGGCTGCGCTTGTGTCGTACATGGGCGCCGACGGCAGGCCTACGCCGACGCGCATAGTCAAGATGCAATTGCCCCGGTGCCGCTTGTCACCCTTGAGTGACAGCGAACGCGCCGCCGTGCTGGCCGTGGCCAACCCGATACCCAAGCCCGACACGCAACCGTTGCCGGTGCCCCCGGCGCCAGCGCCGAAGCCCGTACCGGTGCCGCCTGGGCGCCGGTTGCACTGGATCGAAAAGCTGGGCGTTGCGGCTGGCGTAGGTTTCGGCGTGCTGGTCGCGGGCGTGGGCGTCAATGCCTGGGCGATAGGCTTCCCCCTGATAGGCTTGGCCGCTTCGATCATCGGCGCGGGCTGTATCGCCACGGTCGCCAATGTGGCGCTATCGAAAACCCGCCCCGAACGCATGCCCGTAGACTACCGGCCATAACCCCGCATACCGCTGCCCCAAGGCCCGCCCAGTGCGGGCTTTTTCATGGGCGTTTGACAGCCAAGCGGCAGGCGTGGGAATCTGTGCCCGCTTGCCGAGCACTTCAGTGTATCACCCGGGAAAACGGACTCCAGCCGCTACCCCACAGCCCGCCCCGTGCGGGCTTTTCTTTGCCCGCTGATAGGCCGACCGGCGCGCCCAGCGCCGACAATCCAGGCCCCACGGCTACAAGCCCCGCACAGCCCGTTAGACGCTCGCCAGCGGCTACCCGCACCCGTGACCTACCTTGACCCCCGAACGCCCCACGGCGCCGCCCTGGCGTGCCCGCTTGGCCTATGCCCGGCAGCCTGGGCGCCCCCGGCCGCGCGAATATTTCTGTCAGCCCGGACGATTTCCGATCCTGCAGGAATCCCTTACCGGCCAGGAGCTGCCGGGTGGGTACCAAGGGCACCCGGCCAGCGCCGCCAGCGATTTTCGAAAAACCTCGCCCGTTCTCGTGAATCCTACGGAAACGAATTTCCTGGGCAAAGTTCCGGTTGTTGTATTCAACCAGTTGTTGAATTAATATCACCGTGACCCCAACCAACCTAGAGACCACCATGGCCCTCAAACTATTCAGCAACATCCTGGCGTACCGGCACAGCAACGCCTTCGACCTGCACAAGGACTTAGAGGCGATCAACCAGGCGCTGGCCAGCAAGCGTGCGCGACTGCCAGGCAAGATGGAGCTCAACGCCGTAGGCTTCACTGAGCCTGTCGGCGAAGAAGGCTCGTTCATCGAGCGGATCTCGCCCATGGCCTACGTGTTCGCCTTCAACCTGGCTGAGCGGATGATCCCCGGCAAGATCGTGCGCCAGCAGGTGGCCGCCCGGGTGAAGAAGATCGAGAAGGAGCAGGAGCGCAAGGTCTACGCGCGCGAGAAGCAGCAGATCAAGGACGAGGTCCTGAACAAGATGCTGCCCCAGGCCTTCATCGACCAGAAGATCACCTACGGCATGGTGCTGGGCCCTTATGTCCTGATCGACAGCAGCAGTGCCAAGCGCGGCGAGGACATCCTGTGCACGTTGCGTGAGTGCATCGGCAGCATGCCCGTGCGCCCGGTAGCCGTGACCACCACGCCGATCGATGCCTTCACCCGCTGGTTCACCGGTACCGATGACCCTGTCCGGTTCTCACTGACCGGTGACTTCAAGGCCAATGCTCGGACCGACGAAAGTGATTTCGTAAATGGGAAAGGCACTTCGCCAAAAGACGAGGGGCTGAGCGACTTGGTGCTGGAGCACGACCGCCGTGTCACTCTGCTGGGCTTGAACTGGGCCACCAGCACCGGCGAGAGCGCCAGCTTCACCGTCAACGAAATGATCGGCATCAAGGGCATCAAGTGGCCCGAGAGCCTGTCGGAAATGGCCGCTGACCAGGTTGGCGAGGAAGACGACGAAGACGCCCGCCGCGTGACTCTGCTGCGCACGACCTTGATCCTGCTCGGCGCCGAGCTGAAGACCCTGCTGGCCGACCTGCTGGATGCCTTGGGCGGTGAGCAGCTGCCTGAAGGTACCGAGGACGCCGACGAGAACCTGGCTGCCCTGACCCTGCGCCGCGTGGGCGAAGACTACTTCACCCGGTTCAAGGCCACACTGGTCGAAAGTGATCCCGCAGAATCCGAAGGCACCGATCAGGAGGACGACGACCTGAGCGACCAGCTGCCGGACGAGGAAGACGAGACCTACGATTACGGCGCTCTCAAAGAGCCTCTTTACGGGACCCTCCAGGACCCACTCTACGGCGATGCACTGGACTTCGTCCGCGAGTCCGGCCGTGCCTCGATCTCCGCCATCCAGCGCAAACTCAAGATTGGCTACAACCGCGCCGCGCGCATGATCGAGACCCTGGAAGAGAACGGCATCGTCACCCCTATGAACAGCAACGGCGGGCGTGAGGTCATCCGCGCCAGCTCGAAAGTGAACCAGGCTGCGGCCCCGGATCAGGACGAACTGGTATGACCGATCAAATCGAAGTGCCAGTGCGCTCGGACAGCCCGCTGTCAAAGTACCTGGCCCGCATCCAGAAGGACCTGTTCCTCAAGGCCCGCACCCACTGCGACCGCAAGGGCATCAGCCTCAACACGCTGATCACCCTGGCTTTGCGCGACTACCTTCAAGCCGGTGAGATCGAGGTCTCCACCCAGCCGAAGCTGAGCCAGGTGTTCAAGGACGAGCTGGCAGCGATGGAGGCCCGGCTGCTAGCAGTGTTGGCACCACCCGATATTTCGATTGGGGCTACCATGCAAGGCGGTCACTTGCCAACCGGCCTGTCTCCGCTCAACGTCAAGGCAGCGCCGGCCGGTGAAGGTGCAGGCTTGGGGCATGTCCCCGAACATTGGAAGACGGCACCCCCGGGCCATGGCCAAAGCGACACTGGGATCTTGGACTGGGACAGCCCAGCGCCACACAACCGCCTGTTCCCTGATGACCCGCCGGTCAAAGGTTCGGCCCCCGAACCGCTGCGAGGCCAGGTCTGGGTCGTCACAGGCGACTTCGATACGATGACCACCAGCCGAGTGCGCGAGATCCTGCAGCAGGCCGGCGCGATTGTAGCTGCCACCGTGAACAAGAAGACCTCGGCCGTGCTTGCCGGTAGCGCCGGTGAAGGCGAGAAACTGGACGCCGCCGAGGGCTACTCAATCCCGATCTGGAATGAGCTGCAGTTCCTGCACATGGCCAGGTTCATCGGTGCTGATGTGAGGATTCCGGTATGAAAAAGAAAGTGCTGCTGAAAGGAGGCCCGCTCGACGGCGAGCTACGAGAGATGACAATCAGCGACCGCACCGGTCTCCCAGGGCCGATGGGTTGCATTACCGACGCCCACGCCCGGGGGATGCACGGCGGTTACAACGTCGACCGAACGGTAAAGGAAGAGCCTTTCGTACTGCGATGGTGCGACAGGCCGCGTGGCAATGAGCGAGCATGCCACTGCGGCTGCGGAGGTCGCTTATGAGTCAGTGCACGAAGCCCGACGCCCTGAAGGTCCAGATCGCATGGTCGCACTACTCGAAGCTGAAGATCCAGCCAATGGAGTTCAGCATAGCCAACGGCTGGGACGCCTGCTCCCACACCGTGCTGAAGTACGTGACCCGGCACCAGGACAAGAACGGCCGGCAGGACCTGGAAAAAGCCCTTCATTGCGCCGACATGCGGCTTGCCTTGCTTCCCTGCGGAGCCAGGCCTGTGGCGGAAGTAATCGAGATCCAGGATTACATCCTGGCCAATGCCGTGCCCCCGGAAGAGGCAGCCGCCCTGACCTCGCTATCACGGGTCGTCTGGGAGAACAGCACCCGCTCCTACCTGGAGCTCAAAGCCGCAATCCAGCACCTGATCACGGTTCGCTACGGCGCCGCTTAACGTACTTGCGTATTCCACTATTAGTTGAATATACTACCCGCACAGGGCGTCGACACCGGCGCCCCATCTCCCGAGGAAAGGATCGTGAACAACAATCAAACTCCCGCGGCGGACCGCGCCGCGCAATTGGACAGCATGTTCGAAAAGATGGTCGGCGCGCTGATCAAGCCTGGTGCCGATATTGTCCGCAGCCTCACGCCCGGCCGCGCCAACGCGCTGCACATGGCCGTCGGCGTCTCTGGCGAAGCAGGTGAACTGCTCGACGCCGTGAAGAAGTACGTGATCTACGACAAGCCGGTGGACAGCGAGAACATCATCGAAGAGCTCGGTGACCTGGAGTTCTACATGCAAGGCCTGCGTGCCGTGTTCGGCATCACCCGCGAACAGACCATCCAGGCCAACATCGCCAAGCTGAGCAAGCGCTACCACACCGGCGCGTACACCGACAACCAGGCCCAGGAACGCGCCGACAAGGCCGAAGAAGGCGGCCAATGACCTGGTACCGCTGGCGCTGGGGCCGCTTGGCAAAGGCCGACAACGGACACACGACCTACGAGGACGGCGAACGCTACCGGTTCCCACCAGCCGCTCAGATCGTCCAGAACGGTGTTACCTGGAAGCACATTGGCTTGGGTTTCTACTGGGCGACCGCGAACTGAATACCCGGGCGCTCAGGCGCCCCTCTACCGAGAATCCGACATGCGCCAATATCTTGTCCATGCCTACGGGGTTCAACCCGGCCAGGCGATCCCGTTCCCATTTAACGGCGTCATTCATCTGGAGGCCAACGAAGTCTTCGACGCTGCCACCTTGGTCGATGCCGAGGAGAAGCTGCGCGAGCAGAGCGGCTGTGCTGAAGTGAAGATCGTCAGCTTCCAGCTGCTGGAAAGCCGCGATGACACGCCGACCTGCAGCGCCATGGTCGACCTGCAGCTGAACGACTGTGGCACTGTCCTGCCGCCCGTTGACTCGCCACTCCTGATCCAGATCGCACCCGGTGTCCTGCTGCGCGCCATCCGGCCTGAGCACGCCGAGCACAAGGGTGACCAGCTGACCTTCAACCTGGAAAGCGGCGGCAAGTTCATCGGCCGGCCTGCGTGGACGCATCCATGACCCTCGAAGCGCTGTACCAGGACATGAAAGACGCCCTGGATTTCCTTGGCTTGGCTTGGGGTGAAAAGGACAAAGCCGAAGTGACGCTGGACCGTGATGAGCTCGTGATTTCCCACGGCGGCCGTTCCTGCCGGGTGAAGATCGAGCTCCACGGCAAGGGGGGTGCATGAGCGCCGATGACTCCTATCAAGCCCACTTCGCGCATAAGCGGAAGATGGAGGCTATGCAACGGATGCGTGACTGGCAGGCGCGTACCTGGTCGCAGAGACGAGACATGGCAATGGGCGAGTTGCGTCGCGCAATGCGCTACCGGGGCTACCCAGAATCCGCCAGGCCACGAATCCGTTGCTTCCACTACAGGTCCTCGGGAAAGCCGTTCTACGCCATCGTCCTGACCAACCAAGGCCGTGAGCGTCGGCGTAACGTCTATTTGCAGGCGGAACGCTGGGACACGCTGATCCAGAAGCTGGCCTTCCGCCAATGGTCACAAC